CCTATTTCGTCCGAAAAGAAAGGGGTATGCAAACTGTGACAACTCTTGTCAAGCATCGCCACACACTAGCTATGGCGAAAGCTACCGCATTTTATCGACGGAATCCGCAAGCGACACTGAAAGAGGTCGCTCAGGCGTGTGACATCTCAGAGCGGACAGCCCACAAGGCGCGGCAGCAGATGGTTTTTGAGGGCATCTGCAAGCCGAGTCGGAAGAAACAGGGTCGAGCCCCCACTGGTGAACCCACTCCGAGACCGGAGCCACCTGCTCCTCCCTCGCTGCCGGCTGCTCCGGCACCGAACGCACTGATCGACGGGGAGCAACTCGCACTGCTTGGTGCCGGGGACACATCGGGGATCGAAGAAGCGGACCCAGAGACGCGGAAGAAGATGCTTCGTGAGCTTCGCTCTATCGCATTCACCACGACCAACCATCCTGATACGCAGGTGACTGCGATGAAGGCATGGTTCGCTCTCAAGGATGCTGCTGCTGCGAAGGATATAGGGCCTGGGAAGCCTAAGACGCGCGAGGACGTGATCTCGCGACTCGGCTTCCTCGATCAGGCAGTCGGTATCGAACTCGCAATCGACGCTCTTCTCTCCATCTTCGACATCGGAACAGTGCTCCAAGCGTTTGAACGGATCGTCAAGGGGGCTGCCAATGCACAAGCCATGGTCGAGACAGTCGCTCCATCGACATCTCTTCAACCTGTTGAGCAGGCCGACAACGACAGTGGAAGCAAAGAGCCTTCGGGATAGTGGTGCTGTTGCACACTATGATACGGAGTTTCCACCTGCTATGATCCACATCACTGTCAATACGAACGAACATGAAGTTATTCGATATGTAATTCACGAACTTCTTCATGTGACCCTCTCTGAGATCGTCATCGGTCGGTTCGCTCTTGATCTCGAAGAGATCGTGATCCTGGCCATCGAAGAGTACATGACCCAATACGTCTTGAAGTCACGAGCCCGCCTCCTCCGTTGGCGGAACCTGATCGATCAGAAACTCACAGCCAGCTACAATGAGAGACCTGACCTTTCAGTCGAAGAAATCATCACGCCGTACGAAAGGGACTCCTCATGAACACTCGGTACTGTCATAACTGTGGTGGAAGCAAGATCAACATCGAAGCTCCCTGGTGCGAGACCTGTCTCACAGCCGTGAATGAGGCTCGTGAGTTCGCCATCAAAGAAGGTGGCGATCCTGGACAGGCTCAGCGCAATGCTCTCTGGCGTCATGGCCATGATCCACATCGTGGCCGTGCTGACTCGCGCACTCAAGTTCAGCGAGTTCAGTTCGACCAGTTCATCAAGCGTATCTCTGTCCAGCCCGGTGCTGTGAACGATCCGAGACGCACAGGCTAGTAGAGGGGAGTTCATGAATGGAAACGAAATCAACTGGGACCTCGACTCCGAACGAGAACTCTGGCGCTCCATCTGTGCCCCCAACTCTTGGTTCTCCGAAGACGGAGCCATTGGAGCAACTCACCCTCGATCTCTCTGGTACTTCATTCAGTTCGCCTGGGGAGTAGAGTTCTACTTTCGTAAGCACCCAGATCAGGTCCGCTGGTTCATTGACTCGATCCACGGACCCTTCATCACATGGCTCCAGACCTACCTTCTCCAGTGGAAGTCCAACTGTCAGAATGGTGGCACTGACCGCATGTATCTCGCCGTCATCCTCCCCCGAGGCTTCGGCAAGACTGTCTCTGCCACTAAGTCCGCCTCGATCTGGACTCACCTTGACGATCCCGACATGAGCACCCTCTATTGCTCTGCCACCTCCGAACTCTCCGAAGACATCCTGAACACTATTCAGCAGGTCGTGGAAGGCAAAGACGAGGACTCATGGTTCGGTTGGCTCTTCGGTAACTGGAAGAAGGGCGCGCGTGAGTGGACGAAGAAGTTCTGTCACCACGGATACCGTCAAGCACGCAATCTCACCGAGCCTTCGCTCGACATCACTGGTGTGGATATCGGCATGACTGGCTACCACCATCGCCAGCATTGGTGGGATGATCCCATCTCCAAGAATAAGCTGCGCGAGGGAGGTGTGTATCTCAGGTCGGTACACGAGGCGGTCAACGCTTCATGGAACGCTCTCCAGACGAACGGCTTGATGGTCTTCGTCCTCACCCGTTACCTCGATGGTGACGTGGCTGGCAAGCACCTCAAAGAAGAGGGTATCGCTACCTGGGATGGGATGCCATGTCCGAACATGACTCTCTTCTCGAAGATTCCGATGGGCCAGGGTGTCTGGCACGTCTACTTCCTTCAGACTGAGAATGAACTGACTGGTGAACCCGTTCACCCGCTCCTCTGGGATAAGAAGAAAATCGCAGAGGCGAAGGCGCGTGATCCTGAAGACTTCGCCTGTCAGCAGCAGAACAATCCGGGCACTGGGGAACGGGCTCCTCTTATCGAGTCTCAACTCCCTGACTTGTTCATGGACTACAAAGACTTTCGTTTCACAGTCCCGATTGAATCTGCCTCAGTCCACCTCGACACTGCCTTCAAGACACTGAAGAACATCCGCACTGGAGACTTCAATGCCATCGGTGTCTGGCTCAAGGATGCCCGTCGCAATGGCATCATGTACCTAGATACCGATCTCCTTCGCTGGTCGAATGAATGGCGAGAAGAGGAGTTCAACGATCAGGTCGTCGCTGTCCTTGTCTCTCTCCGCCGTCGGGCCATCAGAGTCTCTCATCTCACCGATGAGATTGAGCCCGGGGGCAAAGCCGGCACGTACAAGAACCGTCTCATTGCCCTCGCGAAACAAGCGGGCTGTCGGATTCATCCTGACCGCATCCTCCAGTTGAACCGAGGAGGCACGAACAAGAAGGCTAGGATTCGTACGTCAATTGGCCACTGGGCCGAGAACTACGTCCGTATTCTCCTTCACAAGGATATGCAGGGTAAGTGGATCATCCCCCCTGTCGTCCTCGAACTCTTCAACCAGATTCTTCGCATTGATGCTGTCGAACACGAGGACATCGCTGACGCCCTCGCTGACGGCTTCATTAGTGAAATCTGGACACAGCCACAGCAACTCTACATCAACGAATCTGCCTTCGAGGGCGCGACCCCGATGCAGCCCGGAGATGAAGTGATGCGCGACCTCTCTGGTCATCCATTCCATCCTGGCCCTTCCCTCGAACTTTTCAAGCGGTGGGACTTGGCTCAGGAGAATCCCAACGATGGACACCGTGGTACGGATGGCGAACTAATGCCGCGTGACCCGGTGTAGCTCATCCTTCAGAAAGGCCCCATGAATCGGATTGTCTTCTTCGATTTGGAAACTCGACTGCATGCCAAGGACCTCAACCCCAAAGATGAAGAATCGGGGTGGGATGCTCTTCGTCGTGGTGAAGGTGGTATCTCAGCCCTCGTCATCTATGACACGAAGGATCATTGGCTCTACACATACGACGATCACTCGATCCAGGCCGCTGCAAAGCATCTGGAAGCCGCCGATGTGCTCGTCGGGTTTCGCTCCGAGAAGTTCGATGTCCCAGTTGTGGAGGGACTTCTAGGACGAAGCCTGCGTGTCCGCTACCACTACGACATCTACACCGAGATTGCACGTGCAAACGCGCACCGAGGGATCGTGGGACTCAAGGGTGACTTCACTCTTGACTCTGTATGTCGGCGGAACATTGGACGTGGGAAGGTCGAGCACGGGTCGAATGCGAAAGAACTCGCTCGCTTGGGACACTTCGGTCGGCTCTTCTACTACTGCGGTGATGATGTCCATCTCACACGAGACCTCTTCGCTTACATCTGCCAACGAGGTGGGTGCGTCAATAACAATCGTAGCTTTCTACCACTCGACATCCCCACCTGGCTTAGCCGGCTGATGCCGAAGGAGAGTCCCGCATGATGCTCACCATCGAACGTGCTACCGGCGCTGAGGCGTATCGGGAGCAGATCGTGAACATGGTCGTGGATCGATTCCACTATTCGGAATCTGACTCACTGACCACACGCCAGAAATGGCCTAGGTTCTATGATCTCTGGCGTGGAGCATGGACAGGCCGTTACCACCCGCACAAGAACAATGTCCATATTCCGCTCATCTTCAGCGCGATCTGGGCTGATGCTGCTCGGAAGGCTGCCACTTCTCTGAACATGTGGCCCATCGTTACGTTCCTTGGCTACGGGCCTGACGATATGCCCATCGCTCGCAAACGTGAGGCTCTCTGCTCAGCACAGTTCAAGGATGACGACGCTTTCCAGAAGCAGGTTGACTTCATTGTCCAAGCTGACCTCTATGGCAAAGCCGTCATGCAGGTTGGTTGGAAGCGGTTGGAAGAGGAGCGCATTCTCGAATACATCGACCGCATTCCCCTCACTGGCAAGGTCATCAAGTCCATCAAGAAGGGCAGGATCGTTTCATTCGATGGTCCTGAGACCGTGCCCGTGGACCTCCTCGACTTTTTCCCTGAGCCCGGACGCAAGCGGATCAAGGATATGCGTTGGTGCATCCGGCGTTACTTCCTGGACCTCGATGAGGTCCGCTTCCTTGCTGCCGAAGACATCTTCGAGAACCCTGAGTTCCAGAGGATGCTCAATGAAGGAGGTGTAGGTGGTGATGCCGCGCTCGTTGAGGCGATGGTTACTCGTTTCTCTGTGCGTAATGGCATGGACGAGAATACGCTTCGATTCCTTGACAAGTACAATCGCCCTATTGAGATTCTCGAATACTGGGGCTACGTACCGTCGGAACTCTCGCCGGATGGGGTACTGAAGCGCGTTATCACTATCGCGAATCGACGCTACCTCTTCAGGAACCGTCCACTGCCTTTCTGGCACAATGCTCTCCCCTTCCTCGAATACTCACCGACTCCCGATCCCCATTACTTCTGGGCACCGGGCAAAGCTGAGATCGTAGAGAAGATTCAGATCACCGGCAACCGCTACCTCAACCAGACCCTCGATGCGGCCGATCTTGTCATCGACCCGATGTGGTTCTATGATCGAGGTGCGGGCCTCAATACGAAGAACCTTTACGCGAAACCCGGCCGGTTCATCCCTGTCGATGGTAATCCAAATGAGGCCGTCGCTCCGCTTCAGGCCAATCTTCAATCTCTCCTCCTTGGCGATCAAAAAGTCGCCCAGATGCGAGAGC